CTACAGACGCGAACCCGTACGGGGATTGGTACGGAATCTCGAACGAACCGTGGTGCGCTATGTTCGTCTCGTGGGTATTCGCGCAGAATAATCTCTCTCACCTCGTAGCGGCGCAGACGCCTAAAGGCTTCTCGTATTGCCCTACGGGTCTTTCATGGTTTCAGCAGAGGAAAGGCGTAGTCGGTAAATACGACGGGCAACCCGGTGACCTCGTATTCTTCTCGTGGGCAGGTAACGGGCAACCCGACCACGTAGGAATCGTCGTCGCGGCTTCGAGAGACGGAATTACTACCGTCGAGGGAAATACTGGTCCCGAACACATGACCGACGCCTCGCAGTACGACGGACACGGGGTATACCTTCGCCACCGCGCCTATCTTTACGTTCTAGCTATCGTTCGTCCGGCGTATGCGGATCCCGTTAAACCTTCGACCTCTCTCGGTACGAATAAGCTCCTCGCTGGCGGTGTAGCTACAACTACGGCTCTCGGCGCGACCGGAGTAGCCGTTACCCACCCGACGACGACTCCCGTTAAAACTACGACTTCCTTCGTTGCCCCTCCCTTTAAGGCAAGCGATTTTAAGACCGGTTCTAAGACGGCAGACGTCCTAGCGGTAGAACAGGCTCTCTTTAAGGCGGGATTACTCCCTAGAGCCTACGAAAATAGCGCGTGGTCAAATACTGACGTAACGGCTCTAAAAGCCTTCCAAAAGGCGAATAAGCTCGTAACGGACGGAATTATGGGACAGTTAGCCTACGACGCTTTAATGAAGGAGCTACCGTGATTCGCGTACCGATTACTAACCCGAAGGCTCTTAGCCTCGCCGCGGTCGCAGGTCTAGCGGCGTGGAAGGCTTCTAATTTCGCCGTCGATCCGACTCATATTACCGAAGCGATTATCGCCGCTACTGGCGGAGCCGCCGTACCCCATAACCCGCCGTCTAACCCCGGTGTGCAACCCGAGTCGCATATCATCACGCCATACGTTAATAACGTCGAGTAACTATATAGATTTCTATATAGATTAAGAATATGCGTTCGACCGCATATTTATAGATTACGGCGTGTCTATTTTCTTTAAGTGTTTATTTTTCGATTCCTTGCTACCCTTCTCGCAAGGAGGCACTTATGGCTTTATCTGATTCTATTAAGAAGCACGCGGCTAAAAAAGCCGACGCTTGTACCGTAGCCCTACTTATCGAGACTATGCCCGAGGCGGATCGAAAGGTCTTTACGGAACACCTAAAGAACGGGTTTCCTACTAATCCGCTCGTTATGGCTTTACGCGAAGAAGGCTACAAGATGAGCGATAACACGCTTAACGCTCACCGACAGGGGAAATGTAAATGCGGCAACGTATAGACGAAATCTTAGAAGAGCGGCAAGAGAACTACGGGGACGCCGAAGAAGCCTTTATCGCTATCGGTCGTATCTGGGGAGCGCTCCTAAAGATTGACGATATTCCGGCGTATCAGGTCGGACTACTTATGGACGCTCTTAAATCCGTCCGCCTATTTAATAATCCGGTACACACCGATTCGTGGGACGATAAAATCGGATATACCCGACACGCTCGAGCGATTGTAGATTGCTAATGAGCCTAGAAGAGCGTATCGAAGCGCTACCCGAGGGAATCGAATCTAAGGACGTTACCGAACTTCGTAAAGCCTTAATGCGTACGCAGAAGAAACTAATCGAAGTTAAACAACGTAACGACGAATTAGTAGAAGCGACTCATAACGCGGCTTACGACGCCATGCTCTCGACTGGTCCTATAGATCCCGTTACTCCTCCGAAGCTAACTAAGGGTAAGAAGAAACCCGAAGTAGCTCTCTGGCACTTAACCGATTGGCAAGGAGCGAAAAAGACTCCTAGCTATAACTCGGAAGTAATGAGAACTCGCGTCTTAGATTTCGCAGAAAAGGCAGTAAAAATTACTGACATTATGCGAGCCGACCATGCCGTTAACGAAGTATTTATTTTATTCGGCGGCGATATGGTTGAGGGACTCTTTAACTTTCCGGGTCAAGCGTTCGAGATTGACTCTACGTTATTCGAACAATATGTAAACGTATCCCGACTCTGCGTCGATTTAGTACGATATGCCTTAGCAAATTACGACAAGGTAACCGTCGTACCGGAGTGGGGAAATCATGGACGTATTGGCTCTAAGCGCGATAACGTGCCTCGCAGTGATAACTTTGATCGAATGTGCTATGAATTGGCTCGACAGTTATTGGCACAAGAAAAACGACTCAACTGGCAAGAATGTCCCGAAGATATCCAACGAGTCGAAATCGGAAACTACCGAGCGCTCTTAATTCACGGAGATGAAGTAGGTCGTAACGGCTTCGCTAGTCCAGGAGCTATCGTCCAGCACGCTAACCGCTGGCGCTCCGGTTCTTATCCGTGGGAATTCCGCGACGTCTATATCGGTCACTACCATACTCACGCGGAGTGGGCTATGGCTAACGGTCTCGGTAGCGTTTATCAGACTGGTTCTACGGAATCCGAAAATCGTTACGCTAGCGTTAACCTAGCGGCGTCGGCTACTCCGTCGCAACGACTTCACTTTATAGATCCCGAGAAGGGTCGCGTAACGGCGGCTTATAAGATTTGGCTTGACTAATGACTACTATCGTCGCGGTTCAGTATTCGGATAAGGTCGTATTTGGGGCAGACTCTCTAGTTACCTCTAATAGAAAATACACCCACCCGAAAATGACGAAGATAAATCAGCGAGGCGCTTTTATTATCGCCGGAGCCGGTGAGTCCGCGGCGTGTGATATCGCGCAACACTTATGGAAACCGCCTACGCCTACCGCGGTCGATAAGAAAGACCTTTATCACTTTATTATCTCTAAAGTAATTCCTTCACTAAAAGAGTGCTTTAAGGAGAACGACTATAAGTGGGATAAAGAAACTGAGGGAGACTATAACTTCGCTTTCCTTATCGCCGTCGGCGGAGAGGTATTCGATATCGCGGACGACTTCGCGGTTAGCCTCGACTCCTCGGGTTTCTATGGCGTCGGATCGGGGTCGTCTTTAGCTATCGGAGCTTTAGAAGCCGGAGCTACTCTCGAGAAGGCGCTAGAAATCGCTAGTAAGCACGACCCGTATACCGCGGCTCCTTACCTCTATTACGAGCAGGAAAAGGGTTAAAAGTCGCCGTCGATTTCTTCGATAATCGCGTCTCCGTCTATCTTTAGCCCGTTCTCTTTAGCGGCGGCGATAGTCGTCATATAGAGGAAAGAGGCTCGATTACAGAGGTCGTTAATCTGGTCGGGATAGGCTAACTCAGCTTCTATCTGAATCGTTAGGTTATAAAGCGAAATCGTTACTCGGGTCATAGTCGGATTCTGCCAGTAAATCTCTCGGCGCGTCGCCTTTCGGGTATTAGGTAGACCGTAATCTATCCGCTAGTCTCCTCCCGAACGGTCTCTAAGAGACCCCTATGAAACGAGGCAGTAAATGGCAGGTCGCTTTAATCTCGAAGAGTACGAAACCGTAGAGGAGCGCCTAAAGCGCCTCTATAAGACCTATCCGCAAGCACGAGTCCTAACCGAACTCGTATATAACGACAATAACCGCTTTATCGTAAAGGCGGAGATTTACTTCGATTACCTAGACGGATCCCCCGTCGCAACCGGATACGCCGAAGAAATCGTCGGAGCTTCTCCCGTTAACAAAACTTCCGCTTTAGAGAACTGTGAGACGTCCGCAATCGGAAGAGCAATCGGCAACTCGGCAATCGGTACGGAGAACGGTAAGCGTCCTAGCCGCTCCGAAATGGAGAAGGTCGAGCGCTACCAGAACGAGCCTCGTAAGGGTTCGCGTCCCGAGCCTCGCGTTTATAGCGACGTAGAAATCGCCGTAGCCGCCGCCGAAATCGAAACTCTCGCCGAGGTAACCGATATCGAGAAGCTCCGCGAGATTTATCGTAAGCAGACCGCGATTCTTGATATTCCCGTTAACGGAACGACTCTTAAGGACGCTCTTAGCGCTCGCGTAACGGAACTACAAAATGGCTAACGTCGCCGAATTTCAGTACCTACTCGACTTCGCGCTAGAAGCGAAACCCGAGTGGTCGGCTAAAGCCGATAACTGGTTAGAGACCGCGCCTTCGGGCTACGAATTTACTTCGGAGGATTTAACTTCTGCTATCGGCTATCCCGACGAAGATAACGGGATAAATTCTAATAACGCTATAGGCGCGAAAGTCCGCTCGTGGGCTAAGTCGGGTCTAACGGAAAAGAACGGTTATATAAATTCGATTAACGCTCGGTCACACGGTCGAGTCGTAGCTAAATGGAGGAAGAAATGAGCGACAAGTCTAAAAAATTCGAGCCGTCTATGGGTTGGATAGTAGCTATTAACTATCAGCAGGTAGCGGTAGAA